CGATAAGGCGGTATATCGCGCGCCGGCCGGAGTGTAGCTCAGCCTGGTAGAGCACCGCTTTCGGGAGGCGGGGGCCGGAGGTTCGAATCCTCTCACTCCGACCAGTATTTCCCGAGCCGATCTTCCCCAAACCGCCGTTCAGGCGAGGCGCCAGACCGTTACGGGGTCGGCGTAGCCGCGCACGGCGACGGGACCCAGCGCCTGGCAATCGCCGATCGCGGCACCCGCCGCTTGGTGAACGGCATCCGATACCAGAAATTCGGAACCGACCTCCTTGTTGAGGGCCTCGAGCCGCGAGGCCAAATTCACGGTATCGCCGATGACGGTATATTCCTTGCGGCGCGGCGACCCGACCGTGCCCGTCACCGCGTCGCCGATATGCACGCCGATGCCGATCTTGATCGGCCAGTCGTTGCCGATATTGCTCTGCGCGATGGCATGCAGCATCGCGCGGCCCGCCGCGACCGCGTCGGCCGCTGCCGCGGGATCGTCGATGGGGGCGCCGAACATGGCGAGAAAGCCATCGCCCAGGAACTTGTTCACGATGCCGTGGTAACGATCGACGATCGCGACCAGGATCGCGAAGGCATCGTCGAGGCGCGCCACGACCTGTTCCGGAGACCGGATTCGGGCCGCCGCGGTGAAGCCGCGAATATCGACAAACATGACGCAGACCCGGCGCATTTCGCTGAGTTCGCCGGCGCCGATGGCGAGCAGCCGGTCGGCCACTTGGGGCGAGACATGCTGACCGAAGAGGTTGGTCACCCGGTCGCGTGCCGAGGCAGCGGCGAGCGCGCGCTCGAAATGGCCTCGGATCGTCACGCCGACGGTGCCGGCCAGAATTCCCGCCGCGAATAGGACCGCGCTGCGCGTCAGGTGATAGCTGATGCTGAAATTGAGGTCATCGACCCGCCAGCTCAGCGGCAGTAGGACCGCGGCGAGCGCGAACAACTCGATCGCGGCGACCGCGCCGGTAAATGCCGACAGGGCGAAATCGAGCCGCAATGTCGACAGGATAATGAACAGGAAATACAACAGCGACGGCCATGCGTTGAAGGCGAACGGCCGCCCGACATAGTGGGTCAAGAGATAGATCAGCAGGGTCGGCAGGCTGGTCTCGATGATGGCGTTGGCATAGCGCCCGACCGCCGGGAAGCCACGCCCGGCGCGCGCGAGGTAGGTTAAGACACTCGCGGCCGCCAGTTCGTAGAGAATGAACGGCGGAAACACTTCAAGCGGCAGGTGATAGGGAATATCGGCGTGGAAGATCGATCGGATCAGCCCGGGGGCGACGACGAAAAGCGTCAGGATGATCACGATAATCGTCGTCATCACACCGGCCAGCGTAAGGACCCGCCGCCGCTCGCTGCGCAGGATTTCGCCGCTCAGAAGCTGACGGAAGGCACCGTCTTGGGGCAAGGCTGCTCGATCCATGGATTATGTCGAAGGGTTGGTGTTCAGCAGCGCCTCCAGATTGGCGATTTCCGCCTCGGCCGCGACGCGATCGCGGTCGGTCGGATTGCCGGCGCTGGCCTGAATTTTCGTCGCCGCGTCGTGGATCGTCTCGAAACTGGCGAGGCCGGCCTGCACGACCTTGATCGCCAGCGGCAGATATTTCGCCAAGAGGCTCAAAATAGTCAGGCCGAGCGTCATGGCGCACCCGCCTTCGCTGGCAACAGCGCTTCGGCACCCCCAAGCGACGCCTGGACATTGGCGAGAAGCGTGCCGGCATCGGCCGCCGGTGCCGCATCCGTCAAATCGCGCAAGGCATAAATTGCGTCGTGCAATTTCCGTTGCGCGGCGCGCAGTTGTACGATGGTCGCCGGGTCGCCGCAGGCCGTTCCGGGCGGCTGCGCACAGCGCGGCAACAGATCATAGGCGGCGGCGGGAACCAGAAATTTCTGGACATAATCCAGTTCTATCCGCGTGACGGCTTGCTGCGATGCCGAGATCGTTTCCATCGGCGCGGCGCAGCCCGCCAGCAGCAATATGGCCAAGAACGCAAGCCGCCGCATATCAGTGCCCCCCGCCTGGTGATGCCGCCGCCGGATTCTGCTGCCCGGCCGTGCCCGAGAAGATCATATCCGCCATCACGTCCGCCAGCCATCCATCGCCGAGGGCATTCGCCGCGGCACAGGCGGGCGTCACGAAATCATTCTCGGTTGTTTGAAGGATGGTGGCCGCCCCGCCCTTGGCCAGCGCGGTGGCGGTCGCCTCGACGGCCGGCACCAGCGTCTGGCAGATGAGCGCGAGATTGCTCGCGACGCCGGAGGCGTCGCTGGCGATTGCGTCGGCCGAGGGCGAGACCGGCGCGCAGGCCGGCAGAACGGCCAGCGCCAGCATCATCGCCGCCGCCGATTGTTTGACTATCCATGTCATGCGGGTTGCTCCGGGAGTGGAAAGGGCCGGCGGTTCAGGGATTGCGCGTGGGTTGCGGCGGCGCGCCGCCCCCGAGCTCGGGCAGGACAATCGCGATGAGGCCCGCAACCGCCGTCAGCACGCCGACGATCGCCTGCCATTCGGCGGGGGCGATGACGATGCCCAGCATGCTCAGCAGGCTTGCGGCACCGGCATAGGAGGATGGCTCCACGGCACGCGCCAGGAGGTATTGCAGCATTGCGTTCTCCTCATAAAAAAACCGCCTCGAAGGGCGGCGGATCAGGGATCGGATGAGCGCGGCGTCAATGGGCGCCGAGCTTCAAGGCCAGGGTGAAGATGATGCCGCCCATGCCGCAAATGACCGAGCCGGCGACGATGACGACCAATACTTCCAGCCGGCCGACGCGCCGCATCGTCGATTGGAGGGCGGTCAAGAGATTGGCATAGCGTTCGGCGCACACGGCTTCGTGGGTGCGGAGCGCGGCCGTGCCCTTCTCGGGACGGCCACATGATTCTTCGGCCTGGATGGCGTTCATGGCTTGCTCTCTCTATTGGCTGATGACGATGACGATGCCGGGGCCGCCGGCGCCGCCGGTTCCCGGTGTCGCGCCGTTTAGGACCGAACCGCCACCACCGCCGCCACTGCCGGTGGCGCCGGCACCACCATTGCCGCCATTGCCGGAGCCGTTGCCATAGCCGCCGCCACCCGAGGCGCCCTGGTAGGCCGATGTCACATTCGTGGCCGAAGAGCCTGCGCCGCCGGCAGGCAAGCCGGATGAACCGCCTGTGACGGCCGAGTGGCCATGCGCTACCCCGTTGCCGCCATTGTTCGAGGCGCTGGCGCTGGTGACGCCGCCACCGCTGGCCCCACCGCTGCCGCCGATATCGGTAAGATTAAATCCACCAATCGATGAGACACCGGAAGCGCTACAGCCGCTGCCGCCGCCACCCGCACCAGATACCGCGGCGACGCTCCCAGCACCGCCAGTCCCACCATTACCACTGCCGGTCACTGTTACGGCACCGCTGGCGCCCGTGGCAGAAACACCTACCGCCGACATTCCTGCGCCGCCACCGCCACCTGAAGTCGCTGCTAACTGCCCGCCGGCGCCGCCGCCACCGCCAAAGGCCGTTTGGTAAGGGCCGAAGGTGGTCTGTCCGCCCGCGCCGCCGTTGCCGCCGGCTGTCGTGCTGGTGGTTGCCGCCGTTCCTGCCCCTCCGGCGGCGCCGATAGTTACGCTGACCGAGGATGGCAGGGCGCTCGCCAGATAAACGAGTTCGGTAACGTCGCCGCCACCACCACCGCCACCACCCGAGCAGGCGCTGCCGCTGGCCTGCTGCGCGCCACCCCCGCCGCCGCCGGCACCGCCAATGGCGATGACGCGCACCCAGGTAATGCCGGCCGGCTTTGTCCAGGTTCCCGACGCGGTAAAGCTTTGCAGGTTGGTCGCGGCGTTGAGATTGCCGCCGCTCGATACCAAGCCGGCTCCGACGCCCAGATTGGCCAGCGCGCCCGGCGCGCCGCCATCCGCCGCGCTTTGGCTGGGGGCGGTGGGCGCCAGCACCAGATGGCCGGCGGTGAGACCGCTCGGAATGTCGAGCGGATTGGCGACCTGACTCGTCATGACACTTGCACCCATTGGGTTCCGTTGAATTGAATTTTCAGCATGCCGTAGGCGTCGGCGATCACCGGGTTGGTCGATCCGTCCTGGAAGTTCTTGCCATTGAGCGCGACGGTAATGGCATGCGTGGCGGCCTGGCCGGCGGTATCGACGAAGCTGAATTCGTCCCACTGGGCGGGGCCGGCCGGCAGCGTCGCGGTGAGGGCGCCGCCGCTGGTGTCGCAGTGATAGACCTTATTGACGGGCGTCACCGCGAAGCTGGCGTTTTTCAGCGCCGCCGTTGCCGACGCGATGTCGCTTCGGAGGGCGAGGGCGACGCCGCCCGGGGTCGCGCCGTCGAAAAACCACAGCCGCCCGGTGTCGATGATATAGGCCAGCACATAGGCGATGCCGCCGGGCTTGGTGATCGCGGCGCGCGCCGCGTCGGTGCCGGTATTGATGCCGAGGAAATTGGATGCCGCCGCCATGGCTCAGAGACTCCCCAGTTGCAGGACTTGCCCGACGCCGTCGATCGGCCCGCACTCGAACACCGCGCCCAGCGGACTGGCGATATCGCCCAGCGACAGGGTGGCGCCGTTGTAGAGGATCGCCATGAAGGGGCTGTTGGAGAACGCGACCCCGCCGCCGCTGGGCGTGTAGGTCACGGCGGTAAGGTCCGACAGATCCTGCAGCCCGCCGCCCCAGGCATTGAACGAGGCGAATTTGAAATAGAGCGCCTGGCCGACATAGGCGGGCGGCAAATTGTATTTGAAAACCGCATCGTCGAGAAAGACGAACGCCTCGCCGCTCGAATGCGAGACGCCAGCGCTGCCGAACAGGGCGCGGTAGAGGCCGGTCAGGTCGTAGGCATCGCCGGTGGTCGGCGTCGCGAGGCCGAACGCGATCAACTCGCCATCGACATAGCAGAGGGTGCGCCCGGCGGCGCCGTCGGCATCGGTGCCAGTCGGCAACTCGCCGCCGCTCATCGCGAGGTCAATCGACAGCGTATTGGTCGTGTCGGGGTTGGCGCCCGGCGGCGCGCCGAGGCTGGCGGTCAGCACGCCCTGTTTCGCCGTCGCGACGATCGAACCGATCCGCACATAGCTGGTATTGTCGAACGACAGCCAGACCTCGCAGCCGCCCCAGAGGGGATCGGCGTTGCGCGGCGAGGCCGCGATCCATAATTGCGGGCCGCCGCTCGGCGCGACCCCGCTGCCGTCGCCGGGCGAGCCGAGATTGCCGAGGCTCTGGGCGGTGAGCAGGCCGGCCGGTGGCTCGAAGATGATCGGCATCAGTTCACCGGCGACGCGCTGATATCGAGGTTGGGGACATAGCCGACACCCGGCTGGGCGGCATAGACGCCGGCGCTGCCGGTGCCCTGCAGATATTCCTCGGCGGTGATGGTCAGCGTGCCGTCCTGCTGGTTCTCGGTGATCTCGCGGATGCGCACCCACTGATTGACCAGGCCGAGGCGCGAATCGTTGATGGCGACGATGTCCATCGGATCGAGCAGGATGAAGTACCAGGGCACGGTGAAACTGTAGAGGTTGCGCACCTGCTGGCGCCCCAACCGCAACTGTGCCGACATCATCGCGGCATCGGCCGAGCAGAAGAAATGGAGCTGCGTGGTGTCGGCGGGGCGCAGGCCATAGGCGTTGATCGCGGCATCGTCCTGAGCCTCGACGATATAGGGGTTATAGGAATTGCCGCGGTCGAGATATTCGACCTTCACGGCATTGGCGGCATCGCTCAGCCGCGGAACGACGCACACGACGGGATCGTCGCCGGTGAAGGCCGAGACGCCGACGCTGGCGGTGCCCTCGTTCTTCAGAAAATCATCATCGTCGAGCGCGTACCAGGGTTCCGACGCCGGGACATAGGTTTTGCCGAAGGCGGTAATCGTGGCGTCGCCATACGGCTCGAAATCGAGCTGTCCCGCCGACCACACGAACTCGCCATTGAGCGCTGTCGCGAAATCCTTCAGGAAGTCGTTCGCGGCCTGGGCGGAGACGAGGGCGGGCGAAATAAACATGCCGGTCGCATAGGCGTATGCCTCCAGTGTCGTGAGATCGAACAGGTTCGCGGCGGGAAAGCCGCAGCCATAGCGTGGATTGGTCAGATAATCCGTCAGCGATTCGGCCGGGTTGGCATCGGGCACGTCGACGATGAATACGACCTTGCCATTGTCGGCCGTCGCGAATTGATACTGGCCATAGGTTCCGGGCTGCACCGAGACGCTGAACTGCCCCGCCGCCGGCGTGCCGAGCACCTGGTGCAGGGGGGTGGCGACGAAAATCAGGGAAGCGCCGGTGAGGGTAGCCGTCGCCGGCTGGCTCAGAATGACGGTGCTGCCGGAGGCGAAGATGGTGACGGTGCCGGACGGGATACCGGGACCGAATACCAATTGACCGCCGCCGGCCGGGATGATTGTCGGTGCGATGCTGATCGTCGCCGACCCTGCGACGAGATCGGCGCCGCTCGGATAGGCACAAAAGACGGCGGGGCCGATCGCGAGATCGATGATGGTAATCGCGGTGCCGGCGTCGGCGGCGGCGAACGTATAAATCCAGCCGGCCGCGTTCGCGGCGATCGCATATTGTCCGGCGGCTGGCGTGCCGGTGACGCGCGTGAAGACGAGACCATCGTCGCCGATGACCCCTTGGCTGGCGCCACCGGGGATCGACGAACCCTTGATCAGGCCGCCACCCAGTACGCGGACATGGGTCTGGGCCTCGGGGTTCAGCGCCTGGTATTGGAACGGCGCCGTGGCCGGGATGGTGATCCGCTCGGTGACCGACGAGGACAGCGTGAAGTAAGACGGCGTGAAGGTGTGGGGCGACGTTACGGAATAAGTTTCGCTGACGGCGCAGGACAGCGCGCTCAAGATCTCGAAATTCAAATTCGGCAAGGACGGGCTGGAGCCGAGCTGCATTGGGGCGGCGCCGACATAGGCGAGCGACGAATAGGTCAGCGCATATCGCGGATAGCTGGCGACGAGAAACGTCCAGGGCTGGGGTGCCTGCCAGCCATCCACCACTGTGAGGCCAAGTTTGGCGGTGGTTTCGAGCGAGCCGCCATCCCACACCGTGCCGATGCCGAAGATCGGCCCCTCGCACAGGCCAATGATTACGTCCGCCGTGTAGTTGGGCTGCGCGCCGCCCTTGCCGCCCTTGCCGCCGCCTCCGCCACCACCACCGCCGCCTTTGCCGCCACCCTTGCCGCCGCCGCCGGCGGTGAAGCCGCCATACCAGACGAGGTCGCCGGCCAGCCGGTTCTGGCCGTGCACGATGGCGACGGGCTGGCCGTTGATCGCGGTTTGAACGCGCAGGCTGGTCGCCGGCTGGTCCGCTTGATTGACGCGGCTGCCGCCGCCGAACAGGATGCCCATCGGATCACCAGCGCGAAAAGAATTTGCGGGGCCGGCCGGCGAGCCGGTGGGCGATGCCGCTGTCGCCGATCACCGCCCCCGCCGCGTACCAGGCATGGATGATGCGCGGCCATCCCGGCGCATCGACGATGGCGCCATGCGCATAGAGATGCCCCATCCGGTACAGCACGAGGTCGCCGGGCTGAACCTCCCGCTCGCCCATCTCGCGGGCGCGGTCGAGCACGATGCTCAGATAGCGCTCGATGCCCTGGTGCAGCATGAAGTCGCGCGAATAGGGCTCCAGTGGCAGGAACGGCGTCAGCCCGACATTGTGGAACACCGCCCAGACCAGTTGGGCGCAATCGACCCCGCCCCCTGGTCCCTTGGCCCGCCCCATATGCCGGTACGGCGTGCCGATCCAGCCGCGCGCTTCGGCGATCACCGCCGCGCGCTCCTCGCTCTCGCTCATTGGGCTTCCCCGATCGCATCGATTCGCCGGCGCAGCGCGGCATTGTCCTCGGCGAGTTCCTGGACCGCGCGGACCAGCGGCGCGATCAGCTCGCTGTAATTCATGCGGAAGGTGCGCTCGGCGTCGGCTTCGCGCTCGACCAGGGCGAGGCCCTGGCCGTCGCTATGGATCCGGTCGCGGAGCGGCCGCGGCAAGGCGCGGGCCGCTTCCTGCGCGATGAAGCCATAGCGCAGCGTCTCGTCGCCGCTCCGAAACCGATAGGCGACCGGGCGCAGCTTCGTGACAAAGTCGAGGCCGAGATCGAGGTCGCGAATATCCTTCTTGCGGCGCCGGTCGGAGATCGCGGTGAACGACGTGACGGCGGCATAGACACGGGTGACCGATCCGTTGCCCAGCACCACCGAGTTGCTGTTGGTCGCCGCCGCCTGATAGCCAATCGCTGTCGAATTGGTGAAGCCGGCGCTGGCGCCGAAGCCGATTGCGGTGCCGTCGAGGCCGGCCGCCGACGCGGTCGCGCCGATCGCGACGGCATCGTCGCCGGCGGCGTTGGCGCTCTTGCCGATGCCGACGCTTTCGATGCCGCTGACCGCGACACTGGCGCCGATTGCGAGCGAGCTTCCGCCCGTGGCACTGGCGGCATAGCCGATGGCTTGCGCGAAGCTCGCGCTTGCCGCCGCGTTGGTGCCGAACGCGGAAGAATGATCGCCGGTCGCGGCCGCCGCCTGGCCCACCGCCACCGTGTTCAATTGATTGGCGGTGGCATTGGCGCCGAGCGCGACGGCATTCTGCGCGGTGGCGCGCGCCGATGACCCCACCGCCGTCGCTTCGTTCGATCCGATGATCGGCGTGAAGGTGGCGGTGCCGACCGGCTGGTGGAGTGTGTGCGTCGGGCTTTCGGCGCTGGGCCAGCTCGCGACATCGTTGCCGCCAACCGGCGGACTATTGTCGCCGGGATTGGCGTCGGCGGTGGCGCTGCCGTCCCAATACCAGACCTGCTTCGACGGCAGGAGATATTCGCTGCCGCCGGTCTTGTAGTAGGTGAACATGTAGGTGTTGCTGGTCGAGCCGAGATGCGCGGGCGGAAAAGTGCCGCTCCAGCTCCAGCCGAGATTGATCTGCTGGCCGCTGGTCCAGCCATTCGCCGCGCCGGTGCCGGCCGGGATCGCGATGTTCTGGCTCGGCAAGCCGCCGACATTGCCGATATCGACGGTGCGATTGCCGGGGCCGGTCGCGACGCTGAACGGTGTCCCGAGAACCGCGGTGGTCGCGCCGGCGCCAATCGCCACCGTATCGTGGCCGGCAACCGCCTGGCTGGCGCGGCTGCCGATGGCGACGTGATTGTAGCCGGTCGAGACAAACAGCGTCTGGTAGCCGAAGCCGACGCTGTCGTGCAGCGTTGACCAATACCCCGACTGGTGGCCGTGGAAATCGTTATTGCCGCCCCAGGCGAATTTGCCGGCCTCGACCCCGACGAAATTGTTTTGGCCGGATGGCATCAGGCGTGCCACGGGCGCGCCGGCACCGTGTTTGGCGCCGGCAAAACCGTTGGCGCCGCGCACATCAAGGGCGATATGCGTGCCATCGACGTAGTGCCCCTGCACCACCTCCTGATCGATCAGGAAGAACAGCGTGCCGTTGGCATAGCCGAGTGTACCGGGCGCCCAGGGCGCGGCATTGCCGACCGAAACGGTGCCGGTGGTGGTCGCGTCGAGCGCGCCTATAAGCGCGGTCGTGTTGGTGTCGATCCCGCCGTTGGAGAATGAGCCGGCCTGATAGCCAACCGCGCTGATCTGCGCGCCGACCGACGCGAACCCGGCCCAGCGGCCGGCGAAGCACGAGGCATAGCCGTGCGAGAAATATCCCGCCTGCTGACCGAGGAAGGTGCCGGAATAGGACCAGGCGCCGCGCCCGGCGCGCTCGCCAAAGGCCGCGACATGGTCCAGCGCCTCGTAAGTGGCGCCGGCGCCGGTCATCGCCGGACTGACGGCGGGGACCTGTTGCAGGTTGATATCGGTCTCGAAGCCGCCGGCGGCCGCCTCATACCCGCACGCCATGCCACGCCACGACATCGGCCATTGCACCAATTGGCCGATCGCCATCGAGGGCTGATTGTCGGTGAGGCTGGTGACGAAGATCAGGCCGGTGGCGACGCTGGCGCCGAGGAAATTTAGCGTGCATTTAACGTCGGCCGCCGGGTCGCTGCCTTGCACCAGATGAACGAATTCATTGCCCGTCAGCGCGCCGGCATCCGGCAGCTGCAGCACCGTCTTCAGCGAAAAGTCGGATGTGTCCATGGTCAGGCGCTCATCTCCGGGGCCGGGATGAAGGGCATGCCGCCGAAATTGGCGGCGTTGCCAAAGGCGTCGCAGGTGCTGAGCTGCTTGTCGCAGCCGGGATAGGCGATCGCGCCGTCGCCGACGTCGAACGCGAAGGGAAAGGGCGCCATCAACGTGACGGTGGCCGCGGGCGATGGTCCGGGCCCCAGCGACCAGGATCGGATTGAACGCGAAAAGCCCTGATTGGCGCCATTGACGAAGACGATCCGGCCGAGCGCGTAGGTTCCGGAGCCGACCGGCGCGGAGAGATTGAGATAGAGCTGGTTATTGTTGGGAGCCGGCGGCGAGATGACGTTGCAGTCAACGCCAAAGCTCGAAGCGGCGAGGTTGCAGCCCGCGCCGAACAGCGGCCAGCGGCACCCCGACTGGTAGAGGTTGCGCGGCATGTTCTGGGATAGGAGCTCGAGATGCGAATTGATCGAGATCACCGCGTTGGAGCGGCCGAGATCGATCTCGGCGACGCGCCCGGTGAAGACATTGACCACGCCCAGCGGCGACAGGGTCGGCGCATAGCCGACGCCGTCGCGATTGTCGATGAAGGCGCGGTCGACCGCGACCACCGCGCCGTCGAGCGCGCGTGCCCGCAGCGCCGCCAGGAACGGCATGCCGCCGATCGCCGCCTCCGGGCTCGGCGTGCAGATCACCTGCCAGGTATCGACATCGAGCCCGACCTTCCAATGGCCATAGGCCTTGTTCTGAAGCTGGTCGAAATAGACGCCGCTCGAGGAATAGCGCGTCGGCCCGGCCGCCAGTGGCGCCGGCGCCAAGGGCGGCCCGCTGATGACCAGCGGCGTTCCCGCCGCATAGGGCACGACGACATCGATATCGGCCGTGGTGTAAAGCAGCGGCGCGCCGCCATTGATCGACCCCACCGGCGCGAAGGTATAGAGATCGCACAGCATGACCGAGGCCGGGCGGCTGGCGAGAAACGCCGCGAGCGCGCCCGTGCTCGTCTCGAATTTGGCGGGCTTCACAGCACTTTCTCCGAGGTGAAGCCGAGCTTCTTCAGCTCCCAGAAATTCGCCATGAATTGCGAGAATTCGGCGCTGTCATCATCGAAGCGGCATAGCCAGTTGTATGAGAAATCGGCGGTTACCGGCGCGCTCGCCGCCGGCGCGTTACCGGCGTTGAATTCGATACCGTAGGTGCAGCCCCAATTCGGATCGGTCAGAAAACTATAGATCGACGGGTCTTGCACGACGGTCGCGACCCGCACCGTCACCGAGGATTGCACCACGTCCTGGATCGGCTCTGTGATCAGCGACAGGGTGCGTTGGAAATAGAAGGCACGATTGGCGCCGTCGCCGGTGCCGAGCAACTGGCCCGCCACCGCGTTGTCGTTGGCGTCGGTGAAATGGAACGGCAGCGCCGAACCGGCGACCAGTTGGAAGAAGCTGGTCAGCAGTTGCCAATCCTGGTTGGCGGCGCCGGAGCCGAGATAGGAAAAGCTCAGCCCGTATTTGTAGCGGCCATAGGTATAAAGCTGCAGCCGCGTTTGCTTGCCGCTGATCGCTTCGTGTTTCAGCGTGCTCTGTAGCGGCGCGCGCAGCACCGGCCAGGCGAGGCCCCTCAAGGCCGGGAATGTCGGGATCGCTGGCATGGGCAGTATCAGACCTCCACTTCCGTCGAGAAACGCGAGCGCCGAGCCATCGGTCGTGGCGATGGTGCCGACCATGTCATTCAATAGCCGCCGCGCACGCTGGGATTGGCGCCGAGATAGGATTGTAGGTTGCGGGCGAACTGCCGCATGATCGACGGGTTGTTGAACAGCGCGACCACCGACTTGCTGTCGAGCGCGGAGATGGTCGGCGCGAACGTGATGCTCGGCGCGACTCCGGCGGCCCCGCCATTGTCGCTGCCGCCTCCGCCGATCGAGCTGCGCAATCCCGACGCGAAGCTCTCGGGCACCACCGTCTCGCCGGCGTGGAGCACGCCCATCATGTCGGCCGGAATGCGCCAGGCGCCGACCTCGAACGCGGCGATCGATCCCGTCGCGGCATAGACCGCGGCTTCACCCGCCGCCGCGGGTCCGGCCGCCGCAGGGCCCATCAGCGGACTGAGAAAGGCGAAGATACCAGCGAAGGTCTGGCCGGCGTCGATGGCGATGGATTTCACCGCGCCCGCCGCCTGGGCCAACAGACCCGTGCTGGCGCCCACGGTTGCCGCCGAGGTGCGTGCCGCGACCCCGGTGGTGGTCGCCGCCGTCTTTTCCGATTCCATCAGCAGATGCGCCACCAGGCCCTGCTGCGATGCCACCCGGTCGGCGTTGACGCCGAGCGCGCTGAGAATCGCATAGTTGGTGAAATATTTCAGATCGTTGGCGATTTCGCCTTCGAGCAGGCGCGTGCCCAAATCCAACAGCGATTGCGACAGCGACTGGCGGCGCGAGACGATATCGCGCACGAACGCGGTTTCCGCGCTGTCGATCTCGCGCAGCATGCCGCTCCACGCTTGCGCGCCGCTTTTCGCGCCGGTGGCCATGCTGGATTCGACCAGCTTGATCGCAACATCGACATGTTGCGCCGCCGCCGCGAACACCGGGCTCAGCTCGTCGGTCGCGACGAGTTTGACCTCGACGACATTGTCGGCCATCGGCGCCGCTCCTTTCTTTGCTTAACTCCGTTTCAGGGCCGCGACATTCAGCGTTCCGCTTGGGGCCAGCGCCGCCAGCCCCGCGAACGAGGCTGGGGCGGCGCCCGGCGGTTTGAAACCGACCAGCGCGCGCAGCAGCAGATGCGCCGGCGGATAGGTCTGCCAATAACGCAGAAGCGCGCGATAGCGGGGCATTGTCAGCGCGTCGATCTGGTCCCAATCCCAGCCGGTCGCCGCGATGATCTGGGCATAAAGAAAATCCCAGTCGGTCAATTCCCCGCTTGTGCTTCCCCCGGCGGGGCGGCCGCCTTCTCGATGTAGCCGCTCAGCTCCAGCACGGCGCGCGTCGCCGCGACGAATTCGGCCTTGCTGCCTTCGAGATCGAGGATTGCCTCCCGATCCAGTGCCGTCGTGCCCCGGCGCAGCGCGGCCGCCAGAATATCGACCGCCGCGTCGAAATCGATGCGGGTCAGCGGGCCGGTCTTGGCGGTTCGCGCCAGCGCCTCCTCGATGTCGCGCATCTGGCGAAAGGTCAGCGCGCGAATCTCGAAACGCTGGCCGCCGAGGCTGATGGTCATGGTCTCGGCCATCACGATGCCTCGCTGAACGACCAGTCGAGCACATTGCCGGCGGCATTCGCGAACACCGCGAAATCCAACTCGGGCACGGTGAAATCCTCGAGCTTGGTGGCGTAGGAGAGTTTCGAGCTGACGCAATTATAGAGCGACACCGTCACCGTCTTGCCCTGGAAGCTGGTATAGAGCTGCGCCGAAAAGGTCGGCGTCGTGCCAAGCGGCTGGTTGACCAGCGGAATTTTCTGGCCGCCGGTCGCGGTGTAGATGTAGTTGACCAGGACCGCCTTGCCGGCATCGTCGGCGTTGACGGAGTAGGTGCCCGCGCTGACGCTGTACTGGCCGGCGCCGGGCGAGCTCGCGACCAAGGTCAGCGGCAGGCCAGTCGCGGCATAGACCATGCCGTAATCCGCGACGAAGCTCGCCACATGTGCCGCCGTGACGGTATAGGGCGAACTCGCCGGCACCGTCGCGGCTTCGCCGAACGACGAGGCGGTATAGTCGCTCGACATGTTCATGCCGAAAAACAGATTGTTGAAGGCGAGGCCGCTGATTTGCGCCATCTTCGCCTTGCCGGTCATCTTCGCGGTGCCGCGCGCGACAGCGATGGCGAACTGGTTCTGACCGTACAGCTCCTTGGTGGTATAGCTCAGATCGAGCTGCACCTCCTGGACCAGGCCGAAATTGATCGGCGTCGCGTTGGCGATGTCGGTGCGGGCGCCGAGCAGCACGCCCGAACCGAACTGAAAGATTGCCATGGGAATTGCTCCTCTGAAGAGCGGTGGAGAGGGTCAGGGAACGGTGATGCGGATCGGCACGATCGCGACCGACTGGCCGCCCAGCGTGCCCTCGTCGGTTTCGATCTTGCCGCTGATTGCCGCCTGATAGGCGAGGCCGCCCAATGTCTGAACGTTGGTCGCGGTGTCCGGCGCCAGCGCCGCTTCGACCGCGTCGAGCAGCGGATTGAGAATCCCGGCGGGCGCCCCCCGTTCATCGGGCGCGTGGCAATAGATGTAGAGCTCGACGTCGCACACCCATTTGGCCGGAAGGCTGGGGCGCTGTTCCGCCGTCTCGCTCTTCTGCGCCATGAACAGCGCCGGCTGTTCCACCGAAGCGACATCGGACCAGTGGCGAAGCCGGCGGCTCGCGGTGGCGAACGGCGCGGCGCTCGCCAGCAGGTCGAACAGCGCCGCATAGATCGGTTCGCGTGTCATGAAGCGGCCTCCTCGCCGGCGGCGGCGCCGATTTGCGCGGACACGTCCGGCGCGATGTCGGCCAGCGCCGCGCGCAAAAAGGAATGCGCCGGATAATCGATGCGCCGGGCAAAGGACCGCACCGCGACGGGACGCGGCGCGATGGTTCGCCCGAACGCCTCCGTGATGGTGCGCAGGTGGGCGCGCACGGTTTGCGTGTCGTGAAAGCCATATTCCTGATACGCCGCATAGGGCACGCCGGCGATGCCGAGCGTCGCCGTGACGTGCCCGCCATCCGATGTGACCTGGAGGTCAATGCCGGCGTCGAGACGGCCCGACCGGCGATGCAAGACATCGCCCGCCATCCTGTGCCGCGCACGCGCCTCGAGGGCGAGGCCGAGCATCCGCATCACGCCGTCGAGGCGGGCATGCAAGCGGTTGGGAAAGCCGCGCAGCCAATCGGCCGCGCCGTCCGTCGTTTCGGCGCCGATCATGGCGTGAAATTCCGGCGATACTGGCCGATCAGCGTCGCGACATCCGCCGGCATATCTTTTTGCGAAAACGCGACGATCTCGCCGGCGAGATTCTTCGACACCTGGCCGATCCGATCGCGCTCCTTGTAGCGCAGCACCACCAGCTCGATGCAGGCTTGTTCGATGTCGGGCGGCGTCGCGTCATAGCCGGCGGTGTACGACACCACCACGTTCTGGACGCCGTCGCTCAGCCGATGGCCGCGCAAGTACAGCATGCTTGGATCGAAAAGATAGCCGTGCCCGTGCGTGCCCCCTGCCGGCGGCACGTCACGGCCATCCACCGTCACCGAGGCGACGGCGGTGACCGGCGCGTTGGCGAATACCAGCCGCGCCCCGCCGTCGCCGTCGCGCGTCTCGACATAGGTTCGGGCGGCGATGGCGCGGTTGAGCCAGGTCTGAATGAACCGGCTCGCCGCCGTGATCAGCCGCGCCAGCAATTGATCGTCAGCGGTCGCCGTCAAGGGCGGCGACAGCCAGCCCTTGACGTTGTCGAGCGTGGTGAGATCGCCGGCGGTCATCGCCCCCTCCTATCCCGCTCAGCCGTTGGCGATGTTGGTGATGGCGCCCAGCGCGAACGGCGCATAGATCGCCAACACTTCCTCGGCATAGACGCCGACCTCGCGCTGGCGGGTGCGCAGCGGCCAATCGACCCGGTAATAATCGCGCCGCGTCTTGATCTCGGCGACGTTCGGCACCTCGTTCGACTGATAGGCGGAGGGCAGATGCTCGCACCAGCCGATCAGCGTGCCGGGCGGCAGGTCGGGGTGCACCTTGACCGGAATCTTGACGCCGCCATCGAGGGCGAACGGGTTGAAATAATATTCGACCGCGCCGGCGGCGACGATCGCGTAAGGGTCCGGCCCGTCCGCCGTCGCTTCATAGCGCAGCAGCGGCGACGAGCCGCTGGTCAGCACCTTGGCGGTGATGTTCTTCAGCTCCTGGCTGTTGACGTAGAGCACGGTCGGCGACAGCCGGTATTGATCCCACATCGATTGCAGCATCGTGTCGATCTCGTCGATCGAACCGCGCCCCGACGCGGTGAGCGCGGTGCCGGTGCCGGCGGTGCCGGTCGCCAGCGTCCGCACATAGGCATTGTTCGCGGGATTGAAGGTCGCGGTCAGCAAGCCGTCGAAGGCGAGGCCGGCATTGGCCGAGCAATCCGCGGTGATCGCGGTCGCCGCCTGGCGGCTCGACGCGAGCGGCGCGGCGAAGGCGGCGCTGTTGAGCGGGGTGATGGCCTGCAGCGTCTCGGACCCGGCGGCGCCGACATACCAGGCATAGGCGACCGCGCCCGCCAGCGGCGTGACCGAGGCAAAGAGCGTCTGGCCCAGCGAGACCGCCTGCGTCGCATTGCTGGATTTGTTCGAGGAACCGGCGTTGAGCGTATAGGAATTGCCGTCGGCGCCGGTGAATTGCGTCGCGGTCGCGACGCCGCCGGTCAGGCTCGAATTCTTCCAGCCTTCGAAGGTCAGCGCGACGACGATGACCGAATAGGTCGTCGGCGCGCCGGGCAGGGTGGCGCCGCTGCCGGACGCCGACAGGGTCGGCGTCGCCGGCGTGCCGAGCGCGAGCGAGGCGTTGCCGCCGAGAATCCCGCATTCCTCCTTGCGCATCATCTTCTGTAAGAGGCGCAGCGTCATGGTGGCGTCGAGATCCTCGAACCCCTGCGCCGCCGCCTCGGCCTCGAAGCTCATCTGGTCTTCCTCGCCGATGGTGACGAAGGTCGCCGACTTGCTCGCGGTGGTATAGGACATGCGCGCCGAGCGCTGGCCTTCCGGGACCCAGCCCATCGCATCGTAGCCGGAGCCGGTGATGGCGGTGACGGCGCGCCAGCTGGTCGCGGTGCCGGTGCCGCCGCCGACCCGCGCGATCGAATTGCGCAGCGGCGTGACGGTCGGATAGAGATTCTTCGACGGCGCTTGCAGGTCGATGGCGGTGAGGCCGGTGGCGAGGGTGATGCTCTTGGCGAGCTCGCCCGATTTGGCGAGCGCCTGTTTCATCAGGGCAAGCGTGTCCTGCGTGACGTTACCGTTCATGTCGGTCTCCGTTCGGGTTTAGTGTTGGGTTAGCGGGCGATCGGGCGCGGAAAGCGTAGCGCCAGCTTGGTCAGCTCGAAGGCGCGCCGCTCGGCCGGCAAGGCGCGCAGGCGCGCCACGAAATCATCGACGGTTTCGTCCGTGCCGGTGCCAGCACCGAAGCCGCCATCCTGTTCCTTGGCGATGGCGACGGCTTTTGCCATCGCGCGCGCCGGCATCGGCTGCGCCTCGAGCGCCTCGATCCGCTTCGTCAACTGCGCGAACTGGTCGCTCAGCGGCTCGAGCTTCGCCAGCGTGTCCGGCTGGGCGAATTTCCGCGGGGCGCCCGGACAATCGGCGCCGAGTTCGACCGCGACATCGTGCAGATGTTGCACGCGGGCGAGATCGTCACGGCTGTGCCGCGCGCCGATCTTTTCCGTCACCGGCCCTGGCACTGGATTCCGGCCTTCGCCGGCTGGGTCCCGGCCTTCGCCGGAACGGGCTTCGGCCACCTTGAACAGCTCGATCACCGAATCGGGATTGGCCGGCCGATCGACCAGGCTGATTTCCAGGAGCTCGACCCCGGTGATGACGTGCTTGGCCTCGGGATCGCGCGCGGTGACGC